TAGGCAGTGTTCTCATTAGAAGTAAAATGCATTGTTGCTTTTCTAAATCGATACTTCTCATAGAGTTGGGATAAAGCTTGTAATCGTGTATTAACAAATTTGTTTGGATTAAGAGAAAACTGAAAGACAGTAGTACCAGCAGGTTGGTTTGCAGCAATAGTTGGACGACCAACAAAATCACAACCTCGAATAACGAGATTATTATTTGATCCACGGATGGAGTACTTGCCACGGGGAAGACGTTTGAGGGGTGTATTAACACCTAACAAGGGGAGGACTCGCCTGAATGCAGCTGATCCCCCGTTGCCTCGTCTGGTTTTTCCCGGACGCGCACGCCTGGCCATTGTCGCAATATTCTTCTTACCAATTGCCTTTGTTGCTCCTGTCTTCGCAATCTTCTTTCTAAGTTTTCGTTTCTGATTTTTGGCATGATTCTTTCCTTTGGTCATTTCTGTTTGTTCTGGGGTCTCTCCGTAAAATTTTTGATAAAGATGTCGGAAACTACCTTGCCCGAAAAAGTATAACGAAGCTAACTTGTCGTACTTCCAGGCCTTATGAGCAAATTTCCAATCTGATACAGCAAGATTTTCACCTGGTGTATCGTATTCGATATCGTGTTGCTTACAAAGAGCGTCTAATTGATCAACTGGTTGTTGTTTATAAGTAGGGTCACCGTATCCAGGCCCACAATAATTACCGTGATATTTGAACTTAATTTTGACAATTGGAGGCAATCACCATCCAATTGGGTCCGAGATCACTGGGGGACCACGCCGAGCGACCTTCTAAATTCAACCAAAAGAATCTTCTGACTTCTTCAACTTTAGGAACTTTATGAGCTACGAAAACCTTAACCATCTGACTGATACCGACCAAATCATCATCTTCTTGTAATGCGGTCAAATCAAATCGCCCCGAGGTGAGCACGTGTAACATCTTTAGGTACTGATAACAATAGTTTGTAAATGCACTTGAGCAAAAAGCACCAAGTACGTATAAGGCAATAATCTTACCATATTCCTGCTCTGCGGTAAGTTCATTTTTCTTGAGCAGTACACCGGCCATAAGCCGGTCTTCCTTATACTGAGGTACATAATATCCATTGTATTCCATTATTTTCGCACCCAAAAATGTCTGTCCCACAACTGTGTTCGAGACAAGATCGTCCTCCTTTTTCAGCCCCCATTGAAAGTAAGAATAAAACTCAGCTCTGGTATCATAGTCGCTGAGAAAATTAATCCGGGCATTTAGAGAAAGGAGATTGTCATCCGCGTATATTAATCCCATCAACATTTCCTTAATGTCTTTTACGTTTGCTTTACGATAATCTGTAAAACAATGAAACAACACCATGCAAATAAGCACAAATTCATGGGCTAGACAATTATCGGAAGTTGTGTTCACACGGCCTGACAACTGACTCCCAAATATCTGTATAACTTGGCCATTAGATAGTATTAGGTATGCATACATATCTTGTATATATTGGTACCACATGCGGGCTTTGTATTCCGGGTCAGATCCACGATACAAAGCACACCTGACTCTGTAGCACATGTACAAACAGAAGCAAATAAAGTGTTTATCCCACTTTGTTACGTCCCCTGCTATAAAAATCCTTGGATCGATTCCTCTACCCAGCAGAAACTTCCTAACGAGCTCATCCAAGCCACCATACTGAAATCTCTTTCCTACAGCAATCAACCACTTGCAACCATACAATGTTTTATTGAAACGTTGGTTGTCTTGAGCACAAGAAAAATAGTGATATGCATGTGAGAATTGAAATAATCGCATGTTGTTATCTTGAACTTTTGAGTCTTTAAGAATTTCCACCTTGCCAGATATGGTGTAAGGTACTTGCCAATTATAGACATGTGACCACTCACGCCATGCTGGATAGTTGATATCTAACCATGATAAATCTACCAGTTCGCCCTTACTCTTGAACATCTCATTTAACCAGTAACCTACTGAACCATTTCGATTATACTCAACATCAGTGACAGGTATATCATCAGAATATACTCCTTCATCACGTAGTATTTCAATCAATAGTTTTTCGGCATGCTGTAAGAGATCCTCAGGGAGGGTTGGCGGTTGCATTAGATTATTTTCAGTTATGATATCCAGTTGCTTAAATTCACTCCGGAAATCAGGATTTGTTACAGAGAACTTGATCTTACTAACTTTGCTTCTCACATCGGGATCGAATTCCTCTATCAAGGAACCCGTGGGCTTTGACCCTACTTGTCTTACTTTACAGGATTTTCGTTTGTAAGGCATCCACCCGACGTGCCTGGCGTAACCCAGGTTTTCATAAATAGGGACCCCTGGTGGAGGGTTACGTCTTAATTGGCGCCACCAGGCCGACCGCAAGGGAGGCTCCAACCCCCCGTACGTTAGCAGTTTAAATCACGCATACCCTGCTCAATTTCAAGCAGGATTTCTTTTGTGAAAGCTTCAAATCCATTGCGGTCTTCTGCATCCTTTCCTTTGGTATGCACTCCATACATCTTGTCATTTCTAGTTACACCAGCTCCAGAGCAGCCATGTTCTGTGGATATCATATGTTTCCAAATTCCATCATCATAGACTAATTTTCCTGTTGCACCACAGACATCATTCTGGGTGTCTCCATGATATCCAATAACTTTAGCAACCTGGCCTACATCTTCTCTAGTAAGGATTGTTGGTTTATATTTGGGTATTTGCAAAATAGGTCTTCCATTCTTTTGACAATATGAATGGTATTTATTTTTCGAAGAATTGTCGAATACTAACAATGCTATGTCTTTCTCATTGCCATCAACTTTGATGTGCTTAACATACTTAGCAATCATTTCATATCCATCAAAAACAACTTTGACATTGTCTCCTACTTGATAATTACCATTTTTCATATTGTGCTGAACGGTCAAAATACAATTATTTTGAATTTGATTTGCAGTTCCAACTATTGAACCGTCTTTCCCCCTAATAAGAAGTGCATGATTTAAATCATGGCGTGAAATAACAGGTGACACAGGGAGCACACTTTCCTGGGGATCAGATGTTTCACCTTCGAAAGTAACTTGTTTCCTTCCCTTTTCTACAACCGAGTTTGTTTGTTTTTGTTTTTGTTTTGGTGGATTTGGTTGTGTCTTTGGCTTATCCACCGGTGAGGTTTTAGTCTCCATTTCCCTATATTTTCTAGCTAACTCGGCATCCTCAATACACTTGGCTCGTAATTGTTCATCTTGAATTGCATAGTAATTATCACTCCATTCCTCTTCCATTTCGGTATTCATTGCATCAAGCTGAGCACTATTCAATCCCTCAAAATCAATTATAAGAACTTCTACCGACTCTTGATATCCTCCATCATTAACGCTAGCCTGGATACGTCGCAATTCTTGCAATATTCTTCTTCTGCGATCAATTGCATTAAGTTTTGATGCAATTTGGATCTTGACTTTTGGGTCAAATCCTTTTTCTTTTAATGCAGAACGAATTTTACGTATCTCCTCTAACATTGTTTTGGGATCTTCATTTGCTTTTGAAGTGATCGGTACTTTTGCTACCAATCTATTTGATTCTGGGGCATTCTTCATACTCTTTGCTTTTGCCTTACTAACCATGGATTGTGAATTTCTAATAATTTCTGTTGCAGCGTCAATCCTACGCTTGAGCTCGCCCTCAAGTTTAGACAAAATGTCTACGGATGTTCTGACACCACGAGATTCAGCAGACTTCCAATGACTACGATCCTTGTTTCTCAAAGGTGCTTTTGAAGATCTAGTTCTTGTTCCACTCTTTCGTCTTCTTTGTTCTGAGCGTACCACTCGACGTATATTTTGCATAGTTTTATCCTCAATGACATTGATTTGACTATTTACTACATCTAACTGATGTTGTAATTGTTCATAGTCCTCCTCAGAGAGGTTTTGATATGTTATAGCGTCTAATAAGTGGTCATACTCAGCACTCAATCTTTCATAGGCAGCGTTAGCCTGAATTTCCAATTGATAGAAACGCTCGAGTTGTTCATCACTAGTATCTGTAAGATCTATGTCCATTAGCTCTTCCCACCACTGTTCAAAGTGATCACTCTCCTCTTGAACAGATTCTTCACCTTCAATGACAGGTGTTTTTTGAACTGATTCTTTTCGGTCATCTTCGCCAGTAGAATCAACTGACAACTTAGGTTTACCCCATCCGAACCAATACCTAAGAAAAAAGATAGCAATTGGGGCTAATATAATTCCGATGAGAATTGAAAAAGAACGTCTTCCGAAATTTTTTGTGCAATAGTTCTTTACTCTATCAACTTCAACAACTAAACGACTAAAACAATACTTCATCCTTGATGTCAAACCTGGAAACACTGAAGCAAAACTCGTCAGGCAAGCAACAACCCAATCCCAAATGGATGCACTCATAAATGACTGAACGGACTCAAGGTCACTATCATCATCATCAGCGTCTCCATCTGTTCTTCGGCGGGTAAAACCCTTACCTGCATACAGAAGCTCCAGGATCGTATCGACCAACTCCAGGATAGGTTCAAAGATTACTTTAGATTTATTGATTTCTGAGTTCTTGAATTTGCCAGTTAAACGACACACAGCGAGTGACGCGGTGAAAGCCGTACGTAAAGGATTATGAACAGATTCTAAATCAGAAGCTTTGTGTGGCACAATAGGTTCTTTTGCGACTTCTTGTAATAAATGTATACATTCAGATGCGTCTTCAAGTCGTTCTTGGTTTTTCTTCATTTCATACCACTTTTTGCCGTAGTATGCAGCACAAAACACTCCCATGCCATAAATAATATCAGATAAAGAAATTGACTTCAAAATAGATATTATATGCATTTTAACGAGAGTTCCAAACGTTTTAGCAGCTGGTCTTAAACCTTCCTGTCTATATATATAATATAGTGCAAAATAAGCTAAAGCCCACTCCTTGGTGGCACGATAATATGCCTTTGACTTCCAGACTGTAAACCAGAATGCAACAGCACCTGATGAAGATAGAAGTAAAATTTGCCAAGCAGGGACCAAAGCAATTGCAGTAGGAAAATTGACACAGAATGCTAAAAATGCAGCTTGAATTTGTACTGACTTTGCGACAACAGCAGTTGAAACTACATTCCAACTAAGACCCATTGACCACCAAAAGTACACGGCTCCAACAGCTCCGAGCCTGATCACCATTGTTTCAAAAGATGCAAGATGGAACAGTGACCAAT